GGGGTCATAAACAATGCGGACGCGACCGCGGTGGAATTGTGTCGCAATGAAGCGGAAACGGAAGATCATATCGCCTCGCCAAAACTCAAAGAGCTGGGAGACCCAACCAGAGGGGGTCAGATAAAGTTTCGCTTGCGTGGACGCATCCATGTCGAACATGACGGGAGTTACTGCACTCTGGAAGAGCAGCGTGTCCACCGCATTGGTACTAGACCATGTGGTCGTCGTGAGGTACGATTCACGGCCGACGAGGCTGGATATGTTCAGCTCGTCTGCAGGGCCAAGACCCACCAGCGCAGGATCGATGGACAGCTCGTTTTTGGGGTCAAGTGTCAACTTGTCGAGAGGGTACCCTTGTTCTGCCGAAGCAAGGACGGGGCACGGACTAGGACGCACTGGACGTGTGTCTTCAATGACGGGCGTGTTGCAATACCCAAGGGCGGAAGCGGCCCGCGCGATAGAAGAAGCCCCCATCTGTGTCGCAGTGGCATAGGGACGGATGAGGGGAATGCGTGCCAGGCTCTGGGCGGCAGCTGCAATAGCTGAAGCCACGGAGCTGACAGGGCCTTTGCCGTACTCGTCCTTTGATTGCAAGAGCATGCCCGTAGTGGGTCCACTCAACACAACATTCTCTGCCCAAGCGTAGATGGTGACTGTCACGCCAGCCCCCGTGGCGCCATTAGCGCTTGCGAGTGCAGTGTAGTTAAGGAACGTCAACTGCCCCATATCGATGAAATCCTGGTTCACCAGAGTCGAAAGCCAATTCTTCGGCCAGACGAAGGGAAGCGTGAGCTCCGCACCCTCGTTGTTCTGGGGGTAGATCCATGCGTGGGGGCGCTGGGAGTACGGAATGAAGTACCGCGTACCAGTGTCGTTCGTGATGGTACTAGGCGTGAAGTTCGGGAGCGGCTGGTAGCTCGCGATCATCGCACCATAGTAGAATGGGGAAGCGTTCACCATGACCTTGACCTTAAGATCACACCGAAGCCAGGCGTAGTTGGCCAGCTTGTTTTGGATGTTGGTGTTGTTGAAGAACAGTTGCCAGACGTTGTACGTGTGGGAGGTGCCAACGGCGTCCGACTCATTCCACGTGAAGGTCGCGATCTGTGCAGGTCGGCTCAGGAAGCTGCCTAGCTCCACGCCAGTCAGAGCGTCAGCAGTGGCCACGCTGGGATGCGCAGCGACCGCGCCGACGTTGTAGGACATGCCTTCATCAAGGAAGCTTACCGTTTGGTTGGTTGTCTCTGTGACGCCGGAGTCAGCACCGGACATGTCTGGAGTCGTCTCGTCGCTCTGGGCGACAAAGCCCCCTTGGTTGGGGATTGGTGGCAAAAATTCGCTCTCCACGCTTGCCACAGCGGGAGAGTGGCAGGTACCTCCTGCAAGGGTCGGGCCATCTCGGGGCTCGACACAGCGCTGGCGCATTCCACAGCGCGCCAGGTCCTCATTGATCATGTTCTGAACGAGTGATTGAGGAAGGAAGGCCTCGTCGGGGCCATCCTCCGCTTCCTCCTCTAGGGAGGTCGACAATTGTCTGGGCCTTTTGGTGCTCGCGGGCACTCGGGGGGGCCGTGGCACCCGGGCTCTGTCCTTAGACAGTTGGTCACTCCAGCGCTTCGGAGCTCCATAGTCTAGAAAACGCGTGGCGAGCGTCGTCCAGGTTGGGAAGGTGCTGTCCTCGATAAACGCGGTGAGGCCAGCATTGTGCGTGATCTCCTCCAAGATCTGCTTGCGCTCCAGGAAGGTGCGCTTGCCGTAAAAGAAGTACTCCTGCACCGCGCTACTGATGGCTGAGATGCCTTGGTATTCGCGGGAGACTGACTTTGATGCGACGCACGTGATGAGCATCTTCTCGATGGACTCGTGCTCGAGAGGGCAGAGGTAGTCCTTAATATCTTCATCATAGCGCCACGTGCGCTTGAGGAAGGAGACCTCGTGGATGTTGATGTAGGGGACCGAAGCCGCCTCCTTGTCTGCCATGGTATAAGTCACGCCATGGTCCGCCAGCACGGCCTGAATGGCGGTGTGGTTGAACCAGCTCGCGGCGCGTGAAACGCCAAGTACGTTGTCGTCTCCATAAGTCATGAGGTGCACGTTGTCTTTGAAACTAGTGCACTCGTGTTCAGGGTTGAGGACTAAGTAGGTGTAGCGCATGTACAGACAGTTGACGAGGCCATTAATGATCACGGTGAGGTTGTGGCCCGATGGCTCGGACCCAAAGAACTCCACGAGGTCACCATTGACGTCGTACAAGGGGTAGGCAGTGTCAGTACCAATTCCCCAGATGACCTGCAGTTGTAGCTCCGTAAATCCCGCCGCGCGACACACCTCAATGATGATCTCAAACGCTGCGAGAATGAACTCTGGGGGCATGGACTTGTCGAACGCTTTGTAGTCGCCTGCTACAATGCGATCAGTACCAAAATGAGTGAGATACGAGCGAATCTCACCCCACTCAGACGACTGCGCGACGGTTCCAGGAGCGGACTCAAAGATGAAGCGGTTGTTCTGAGCGAGGCGGATGAAGGAAAGCAAGTACATGCGGACGACAAGTGCCCAGTCTACCGGCGCACCACCGAAGAGACGAGTCTTACACGCCGCAATCTTTTTGAAAGCAGTGGGCTCGTCCTTAAGGTGGGCCTTGAAAACTGGCATGGCGCGCTCACATCGCTCATATTTGTCTACAATGACTTGGGCACGATCGAGCACTTCCTGGCTGAGGGCCACGGGGTCAGGAACCCCGTGCTGTGCCGGCAGCGCCGTCAGATAGTACTTCTTGGAACGGTTCCAAGGGAAGCCCATACTCGTGTTGCGCTGCAACTTGTCAACGTAGGCGACGCCAGGGGCACCATTGATCGCCGTGAACGCGTCGTACACCATGACCTCTGCGAGGTCTTCAGGGTGCAACAGCAACAAGATGTCCTGCGTGAAGCTACGTGTTGCCGCTTGGAGGATATCCGTGCGGAAAGCCGTGGGGATCTGGAGCATGTCCTGGTACGCGAGGCGCCAGGGGAGCCAACCTGAAAGAACAGGTGGGCCAAACTTCTGTTTGTAGCCTCGCGCTTCAGCTGCATCGGCCATTGCTGTGCGCACAACGCAGGACTTCGGTCTGGCTCGCGGTCCAGTTAAAGATCCATAGATGTGGGCATTACCTTCTCGAAAGTAGCGCAGAGGGCTCTTCTTGTCCACTGGAACAAGGGCTCGCTCGGGCGCCGTGAGGCTGTTGAGCATAGGCTCCCCCGATTGCATCGCGTACCCTCCGAAGTGGGCTTGCGCTGCGAGCACGTCCTCCTTGAAGATGGGCGTACACACTACCGACTGGGCAGGGTTGCCAGCGGCGTGGATACCCAGGACGACGGGTCCAGTAGGAGTGTGGGCAACCAAAGGTGCACCACAGTCGCCAAAGACCGTGAGAGTCTCAGACGTTCCTGTCCACACAGGGGTTGGAGTGGCCCCCCACGCGAAAGTCCCCGTCTTGATGTCGGTGACCTTATTGGTGGTGAGGAAACCCTCCTGAGCACGCATGATGTACTTGCCGATATAGCGGCCCGCAAAAGAGGGGCGCACTAAAATGGCAGCAATGTCGCGCCGGGGCGGCAACTTCTTGATCATGATGATAGCGAGATCACGCGATGGGATACGCATGATGCTAGTCTGCGACAGCAAGAACTCCAAGTTAGAATTGACTCCTTCCTTGGTGCTCGTCTGGAG